TTAGGAGTTCCACACATTAATACTTTTCCTAATGTATCTGATATTGATGCTCTTAATACCTCAAACCAAGTTCTTTTATCTATATCTGCAAACTCATCTAATATTAAAAAGTTTAATCCTGTACCTCTAAGTGAGTCAGGCATATCAGCAGACTTTAATGATATTGTACTATTTGTTTTTCTTATAGTTATTGTAAGTGTTGTTTCGTTTATATCTTCTATCCAATTAAATTGATTAAGAACTTCTTTAAGATTTGACCAACAAATGTCTTTTGCCATTTTAAGAGTTGGTGCAACATACCATATCTTTTGATTTGGAATAGCCGCATATTTCATCATCTCAGTTATAGCCAGATATGTTTTACCAAATCTTCTACCTGATATTAATACTCTAAATCTTTTATTTGATGATGATATACGATGTTGTGGTTTTGTTAGAGTGATCTTCATTACAACCAAACTTTATGTAAATATTATATTTATTAACATCATCTTTGCCTATTTCAACAATCTTATCATAAGCTTTTGTATAACCTGAAAGCATACAACTATAACCATCTGTATAAGTTTCATCTATTCTATGTGGTGGCATACAAGAAGTCTTGCCCTCAACATAAGCACAAATAATCATAGTTAATACAAACTCCATTTATTTTTTCCTTTTCCATTTTCTTTGAGTCTGTACCCTCCAAGACCAATGGAATATTGACCTTGTTATCTTCTCTACCTTTATCAAAAACCAATCTATCATTATAAAGACTCATAAATTATTTTAATTTTTCTATCCTTAATATTTTGTTATCTGCATCTAATTCAGCTTTTACTTTTGAACACATATATACTGCGTTGCTATTTCTAGTTGCTATTCTTTTCTTTTCTAAACATTTGCTAATAGATGGAGTCCAAGTCATCTCCACAAGTTTTTGATCTACACCTACAAACATCAATAAAGCTATAATTGTTTCCATTAGTGATTACCATTTCTTAATTTTTCTATTTGTTTATTTATAATATCTACTTGTTCTTTTAAATGATCTATATTGACTTTGTTGTATCTACTAGCTTCTATCTCTTTTTCTATTGATTCTATTTGTGATGCTAAGTGTTCTATTAACATATACATTTCTAAGTTCTTTGGCTCTTGTTCAGCTTTTTTTAATAGATCAGCTTGGAATAAAGTATCTGCTGTTTCTAATGCACCAATCCTACCTGTAAGATTTGCATAGCCAAATACTGCTCCACTAACGACAAGAATTATACCAATTAAATTAGCAAGTGGTAACTGTAACTTAGATTCTGAACTGACTCTAATTGTATCGTCTTTTTTACTCATATCTTAAATCCTTTTTTCCAGCTTTGAATCGCCCAATAAGCTGGACTTAATGTTTTCTGTCCTTTTACTTTTGCTAATATAGGTCTAAATCTAGCAAAAAACATTCTCTGCCTTGTGGGATTATTTTTACGAATGGGCATCCCCTTTGCTCCGAATCGCACTATCTGAACTCTACCGGATCTTTTGTTTCTTACATAAACTCCAAACTTCTTTGAAGCTGATGGTGTTCTGAAAGGTTTATTTAATTTTCTATTTCCGTGTAATGACATAATTTGTCAATATCATACATCATTCACAAATGAAACCTTGAAAAGTACCACGACCATCTTTCAATATCCAAGCATTCTTTTCATCATCATAAGTTGCTATATTCTCTCTATGATCTGCTCCATAATCCATACAATCATAAACGTCCATTGGTCTAGTAAATTCTAGTTTCTCTGTTACGACTTTTCCGTCAAATGTTAATAATAATAATACTAAATATTTACACATTATCTTTTAAAAAATCTTTGTCGCCATTGATTACAAACATAAACATCTTTGACACCAAAACTTTTGTAAACATTACAGAATGACCTTTTGTTACTGTATTGACCACAATTTCCACAGCTTCCTCTACCCTCTGATTTTCTAAAATCTTGTGGTAATCTAAAGTCTATCATCTCACCATTAGGATAAAAGTTAGATCGTTTGTTCATCGACCACCTCTATTATATTTTTTAAATGACCTTTTTTTTGATTTGTTCATAGAACTAAATTTAGGTCTGCGTTTGCTTATTGAGGTTTTTTTAAACTTGGCTTTAGACTCATATACTACTGCCTTACCATATAGATTACCCTTTTTCTTTGCCATCTATTTCTTCTGCCTGTGCTTCTATAATAAGTGGGAGTGGTTCAGTTACATTTGTTTGTTGTACTTTGTCTGACATACCTAATAAGTTTTTAGAAAGAAATATCTGCATCATAGTATTATCTTTTTTAACTGCTTTATCCCACATCTTTTTTCTTAAACTAGCTTTACCTTTTTCTTTGTATTGGTCGATAATTTCGGCATAATTTCTTTTTAAAGTTCTAGCAGATACATTTAAAACACTTGCTATTTCATAATCAGGGCAACCAATAGATGCTAAGTTTTTTAATATTTCTATATCTACAATTATTTTAGGTCTACCAGCACCTTTTCTATTTTTAGTCATATTTGCCTTAATTTTGTCCATTTTCTAACTCTGCCTTTTTTCCTGTAAAGTTCTCCCATCTTTTTATTATTACATCACAATATTTAGGGTCTAATTCCATTATTCTAGCTTTCCTATTTAACTTCTCGCAAGCTATCAATGTACTACCTGAACCACCAAAAATATCTAATATTGTATTTTGTGGTTTAGAACTATTTTTAATTGCTCTACTAGATAATTCAACAGGTTTTTGTGTAGGGTGCTTATATTTTGTGTCTTTTGATATTTTCCATAGATCTGACTCATTTTTAATACTTGCATCTATAAAACCATCAAAAAGAATAAATTCGTGTTGATGCCTATAACCTTTACCTAATCCAAAAACATTTTTAGCCCATACAATACAAGCTTTAGGTTTTAGTTTTTTTTCTAAAATACCATAAAATGCCCAATTACAACAAATGTAATAAGTATTTATATTTAATAAGTTCAAATTACTAATAATTGTATCTATAAAATTATTAAACTCAGATTCCTCTAAATTATCATTTTTAATTACATCAAATTTCCCACTTCTACCATTGAAAGCTACATTGTAAGGAGGATCTGTAAAAATCATATCAGGTTTTTGTTTTTCTGTAAGTTTGTCAATTTGATCTATAATCGTGCTATCCCCACACATAAGTCTATGATTACCAAGTTTCCAAATATCGCCTAATTTAGATATAGGTTCTTCAGCTGATTCAGGAACTTCATCTTCATCAGTTAAACCTTGTTTTTCCTCAAATAATATATCGTTTAATTGTTCATCATTAAAACCTAACAAATCTAGTTTAAAATCTTTAGCTTCTAATTCTTTTATTTCGATTTTTAGTAATTCATTATCCCATTCAGACTCTTCAGCAGTTCTATTATCAGCTATTCTATATGCGTTTATCTGTTCTTCTGACAAATTATCTATTACAGATATAGGTACTTGTTTGAGTCCTAATTTTTTACTAGCCCTATATCTAGTATGTCCAGCAACAATGACCATATTTTTATCTACTACTATTGGTTGTCTAAAACCATATTCTTTTAATGACATAGCCACTTTTTGAATAGCTTGTTCTGATAGTTTTCTAGGATTATTTTCGTATGGTTTTATTGTAGATATTTCAGCAAGTTTTATTTGCATAAATTATATTTCTATCTTTTTTAACTCTTTTACGCAACCAATCGGAAAGATATTACGATCACTAAAAGTTTCTTCATCATAACTTGCAAATGTCCATAAATACTTTTTATCTTTTTTAAATACATAAGCATTAGTTGTCATCAAAGCTGGTTTCATATTAAGAAATTCTTTTTCAGATGCGTGTCCACTATCACCTAATATATCTATCCATTTAATCTCAAAGAAGTAATATTTCTTCCTATTTATTGATATGTGTCTGAATTTAGACTTTTTCTTGACCATTTAGTGTTTGCTCTTATCTATTGATTCTAAGACCGCCCTGTACCACTCTAATTGTCGTTCAAGCTGTCTGTTTCTTATAGATAAACTAATAATTCTTTTTCTACAATATTTAAAAATTCGCAGTAATCCTATCATTTAGTTTCCACAATAACCACTACACTCATCATTAAACAAATTTAATTGATTTTCTTCTATATCTAAATCTACCTCAGATATTGGCTTACAGCTTCTATGAACAAAAACCTCAACTTCTTTTTTCCTAGAATTATTTCTAATTTTTTTATCAAATTCTATAACTTGTTGCCATTCTTCAGGGTTATTTTTTCTAAGGTGTTTCCATTCTTTATCTCCTTTATATGGACAATAAATACAAGCTGATCTAGGTGGTGTTTTATCATAATATTTATTAAACCAATCAATACAATTTTGCCTACGCATATTTTTATCTATTAATGGATAAATATTAGTAATATATGGTAATCTGTTAGGTTTTATTCTAAATACTTCGTCTTTGGAAATACCCATTAACATTTCTACTTTTGTACCTTTTTTAACTTTTTGTCTTTTTTTTAAACCTAATAACTGTCTGACTTTTTGTGTTATTACTTTAATCTTAAAATCTGCCGTACATTGGCGTAGCATAAGACCTTTTTTTCCTGTATTTGTATCAAAGCTATAAAAAGGTGCTATTGGAAAATCAGTATTTAGTAAGTGTTCTGTAAGATTGCCTTTTGAAATTATAAATACAGGATATGATAATTTAGATTTTAACCAATCCAAAAATTCATAAGTTTCTTTGCTTTCTGCTTGTGTATCTGCAAAGATTCCAGCATCAACCATAGGTATCTCTCCTTTTTCAATCATTAAAGCTAAAGTTGATGATTGAACTCCAGCACCTAAACTTAATATTCTTAAATCTGCCATTATTTATATTCTTTCAGAGGTTCGTTTTTCCATTTATGCTTTTTATATTTTTTACCATCTTTTAAAATTATATTATATTGACCCCACTCAGACACAACTTTTTCCCCACTATTAACACTCTTGCTTGACCCTATACTAATATATTTATTAGTATCTAGTGTATTAGTTATAGGCGATAGCTGGGCTGTAGGTGGTTGTGAGTTATCTACATATTGAAATTTGTCGTAATTTATAATGCTTATTATAGTTAATTTTCTGCTGGGGTGGGCAGAGGTGGGCAAAAGGTGGTGCAAACGAGTAGCTATCATCTTTCTATTTTTTAATCTTTTTATAAAAGTACGCATTTCAGAATATGTAATACCCCATATCTCAGCATTTTTTCTTAATGGAAATACCAACTCTGATCTTTTAACAAATATACGATTATCTAAAAATAATAATGTTTTATCTTTATGTGTTGCTTGGCTAATCATATAAAGCCATATTGCACTTTGTTTTAGATTTTTAAATACTTTGTGTTTCCATATTTTTCTATAAACTAAAAAATATCCGCTATCACGTTCCATTCTTCTATCCTCTCTCTTACTTGTTTTGCTAAATCCTCTTGTTTTCCATATTTATCTTCAAAAGCTTGTTTGCCTAAATGCACCGATATTTTTCCTGTTCTATGATGAATTGGACATAATGGAATAATATCATAATGCGATGGTCTAAGTCCTAATCCTGTATGATTTCTAATATGATGTATTTCTGCTGGTCTTACTAATCCATCTTTTTCACAAGCTATACAACCATAAGCGGCTACCTTAGTCATATACTCTCTTTCAGCTTTGTTTGGTCTTTTCTTTGCCACAATATTACATCTTTATTATATTTAGATTTAGTTCTTTTACCTGAGTCTATTACTAAATCAATTTTTTTAAGTTCATTTATTCTAGCACATATTGAAGATAATGGTTGTCCTAAACTATCTGCTATTTGTTCGTTAGAAAAAGGTCGTTCAGATAATAAATTAAATACTTCTTCTCTAAGTGTCAGTTTGTTTCTTTTAGTTTCCCAAGCTGATTTGCTTGTTGGTGATTCTTTGCGATATGCTTTGTAATCGCTAAATAAATCTAATTGGCTCATATCTGTTCCTCTCTTTTAGGTAGATGGCGACTAGAGAGAGAGAAGCCGCCACCCACATTTTTTAACCTAAGTATTGATATGAAAACTTTTATACTTAATCCCAACAGGGATAATCTCTCTTAACATAAATATAATTTTTTTCATATCTGATTTTGTTTGTAAGTGATTTGGTAAAAAAAGTCAAAAACTATAGTGTAAATTGTGGCAAATCTTAAAAAAGCTAGATTTTATGCAGTTTTTTTACTATTGCAACTTACAACCCATTTGGTAAATTATTTGTATGTTTAATTTAAAAAAAGGAGAGAAAATGAAAACATATAAAGCAATAGCAATTTGTAGAACAAATAATCTTATAGTTGCTCAATCAGGTAATACTGAATATCAAGCCTTAAAAAAATTATATAAAAATTTTCCAAGTACTATTGGTTTTAGTTATTGGATTGAGGGTTATGATAAAGATGTAAAAATTAATCCTGAAATTCAAGCTGAAAAAATTTTACAGGAGAGAGCAAATGTATAAACTTATATTAAAAACACCATCATTTGATTTGATGGAAGATGTTAAAAAGAGATTTGGTGTGGAGTTCCACCCAAATACTCCTATCACAAAGATAGGGGAAAAACTAAAGGAGATGGGTTATTATGATAAAAGAACTACCCAAGCTACAGCAACGATACGACAGACAAATAATAATGGAAAAGAATCTGTTAGAAAAGTTGAAGAAGCTACAAGAAAAGAAAAAACAGTTGGCGTTCAGATTGCACCAAGTAAAGCATCACCCAACTAATTTTATATAGAGAGATGATAGAGATATGAAACAAAAAACTATACTTATGACAATGCTCGTATGCACTTTTTTAAATGCTTGTGCTTATAAACCAATAGTAGATCATAGAGGTAATAAAGGTAAAGATGTTGCCTATAGATACAATGATGACTTGGAAACTTGTAAAGCTATTGCATACGATAACTCAAACATACTAAATAAAATCAACACTAAAGTTTTTAACTACTATATCAGACCTAGTTTATTATGGTTGCCTGATGAGAAAAAAGACAAAGAGCAGACTATTATTAGAAAATGCTTAGAATCGAGAGGTCATAGTGTCCTTAATTGATGGTTTAATTTATAATAAAAAAGGTCTTAATAACGAACTAGATTGTGGTGATTGTAATATGTGTTGTAAATTACCTAATATCAATAAAACTTATTTTAAAGATACTATTTTTAAAAAAGATAGTTTTGAATGGTGCAAACATTTTCTTTT